TGCTAATGTAGCATTACCCATTCCTGTATTGCTATCACCAGTTGTAGTAGCAGTTAAAGAGTTTCTCCCAACAGCAGAATTATAATTACCACCACTTGCAACACTATCTAATGCAGTATCACCTAAAGCTACGTTTCCTGTACCAGTAGGGTAGTTACCATCTAGTTTGATTGTTCCACCATCTACGGATAAATTGCTAGAGGCTGTAAGCGTTGTGAAAGTTCCAGCAGCAGCAGTAGTGCCACCAATAACAGAACTGTCAATAACAGCTCCATCTAAGTTGATTGCTACCGATGTACCAGTAGAACTAAATATCGCGTCTATTGAGTCAAGATCTGCGTTTAGTTTAGTTCCCCAACTATCCGTAGATGCTCCGACCTCTGGTTTAGTTAAACTTAAATTTGTAGTTGTAGTATCTGCCATAATTCTTATCCTTTATGCTGCTTCTGACCAATCGGTTGATGGTTTGGATTGATCTGTCCAATTTGTAGTTGAAACTGTCTGTTCCGTGAAATTGGTTGTCGAAACAGTTTGTGTTTCCCATTTTATGCTACCAATCGCAGAAAAACTAGAGGTTTGTGCAATGGTCGCTGAACCAAAAAATTTAACTCCACCTAAAGCTACAACATTGCTGGTTTCTTCTATAGTTGAAGCAGCTCCAATTATAAATTTACCAGTTGCAGTAAAGCCTGAAGTTTGAGCAATCGTTGATGCTCCAATCTTAATAATCTTGCCAGCTGAACTAAATGCACTTGTTTGTGCGATAGTAGCTGAACCATCAAGAACTATAACGCCTGTCGCTGCAAATCCCGATGTTTGCGCTATTGTACTTGCGCCTAACTTAACAACGTGGCCCGTTGAGGTAAAGCTAGATGTTGCTTCTATCGTGGCTTGTCCACGATCTATTTGTCTTGCTGTAGCTGTAAACCCTGAAGTTTGCGCTATGGTTGCAGAGCCAAGTTTAACGACTTCTGCTGTCGCATTAAAGCCAGAAGTTTGTGCTATTGTCGCTTCGCTTGACTTAATAACACGACCAGACGAAGTGAATGCAGAAGTTTGAGCTATTGTTGCCGAAGCAATAAGATCTAATCTACCAGTAGCACTTACACCTGAAGTCTCTGCAATAGTTGCAGACGCGAAATGGTATGTGGGATTGTTATAATCACCACGCCCGTAGTTATATTGACCGTAGCCAATAGATGCCATAGTTCTACGCTAACGTGATATCTAAGTCACCAGCATCAAATCTGAATACGTCTCCGCTTGCTACTGTCTTAGATGCAGTTAAAGCTGCCCATGCCATTAAGTTACCACTTGATGCAGCGTCAAATACTCCAACGTGGGTAACTGTACCCCATGCACCAGTTGCAGTTGCAAATTCTACTGCTGCGCCATTAGTCGCTTGAGTAGGGGATGTTCCGCTAACTGCCATAGCTGGCATACTTTTTCTGGCATAAGAACCACCAGAACATTCTGTTCCGCCACCTGAATCAGATGGTGCTGCGGTAAATAAACCTACATATAAAGTTCCTGGTGCTGTATAAGCACTTCCACCAAATACGTGATCTAATACTTTATCTTCTAAATAATCGCTAAATCCAGCCATTTTTTACTCCTATGTATTACTTGCGTAATATGTTTTTGTTCTTGCCTTATGTCCATAAGTCCGAACTCGTTTAATTAAAGAACCATCTGAATATTTAGCTTTTTCATTCGCTTCTTCTAAATCAGCCAATGCTTTTAAGTAACTTACTTCAAATAACGGTACTCGTTCATCTTCCATTAAAAACACGCTTGCGTGTTTTAAACATCCATATAAATAAATATCAGGATGATAATTAGATAACCAGTTAGAAGTATTACTATCACTTAGAGCTGGTATCTTTGAATAGTATACCAATTCTAATGTTGAGCTAACAGATGGTGTTGGTATTAATTCTAAAGTTCCATCAACAATAGAAAAATAAGAAGGCGCACCCGATATATTATCTTGTGCATTTCTAAATACATCTCCTGTTTCTATTGATACTTGAAATAAGGGCCTATATGTTCCTGTCTTAATCTTTACATTGACTGCCTCTAACCAGTCATCAGGAAGTGTTAAATACTGTGCATCAGCAGTAGCATCAGCTCTTTTAATCATGTCTCTGTGTCTAATATTGCGATTAAACTCTGCTTCTGCGTTGTCTATGAAAGTGTCGTAATGACTGGTTAAATCAGTTCTGTTTAACCAATTTCCTATTGCTGTTTTTAATTCATCATACGTCATACTTTACCCTTCCATATTCTAAAAATACTATTGTCGGAGTTGTTTAACCAAGCTTTCATTTTAGCCTTGTCGTTAAACCAACCTTCTCTCATAGCTTGTTCTGCAACAACCATTGGAATTTCTGCAACGTGCCTAAGATCTTTTCCTGGTGTTGTTGTTTCACTTAACATCTTAACATTGTTAATGACGTTGGTAACATCTTGTTTTGTTTCTATATGGTAAACACCATCATCGTCTAAATCTTGCGTTACTAACTTAGAGTGAAAGTTCTTCTTACTTGATGTAATAGTTGTTTTGTTTGCCATATTAAAAAAGTATGGGGGCGTGGGTGACAACACCCCCATACCAATTAACTTACGAAACAGTTAAATCAGCCACTATGCCATTTGCAGATTCGTTCTTCATTTCTAGACCGAATTCACAATAGATAGCACGAGTGTCTGCATCGCCTATTGCTCCTAAATCTTGAGATTCAAATGCTCTCAAGTAAGCAACAGAGACGTACTCTGGATCTACTAAAAGTGCCGACTTCGTTCTTGAGAAGTTAGACGGAACAATTTTAATATCGCCAAAGTCACTTGTGTAAACAGAAACAGACGCTTGAACGTGATCCCCTGGGATTCCTTCAAGTGATACTGCTTGTGTAGCTGTTGCTCTTCCAGCAAAGCCAGAAACTTTCTGTTTGTTAAAAGCACCAACAAGCATAACTGATGGGTTTGCGCCATTATCAAAACATGTAGCAAGTACACCTTTTAATATTGTTTCAGTAAACGCTCTTTGAGTACCGTCTGTTGGAGCTGCGCCTTCATTAGCTGCGTTAGCTCCGTTAGTACCTCTACCAGCGTTAGTAGAAATCCAAGATTCAAAACCTCTTGTAGCTCTAACTGTTCCCGCTGCACCGTTGTTACGACCTTGAGTACCACAAATTGTAGTTTCAACGTCACGTTTTAGCGCACGACCAATTATAGCCATTTGGTGAGCCATTTCTGACTTCTTACCAGCTGGGTCTGATGCTTGTTGCGAACCAGTTACGGTTGCGTTTCTTGTGTTGATTTGACATACGTTAGCAGCTCTTACTGTAGCAGTTGAAGCTGATCTTGCAATTTCACCACCTTCTAAAACACCTGTTGATGTTGCAGCTGGTAAAACTTCTGTTTGCCAATCGAATTGAACATTTTTAACACTTCTTCTGCCACCAAGACTAACCATTGGAGTTTCCATTGGAGAGATGTTGTAGATAGCGTTGGATAAATCCTCTCTATCTGAAGTAGCAGTATAAGTAGAAAATGCGTTAGTTATTATAGCCATTTTATTTTCCTTATATTATAAAATTTATATTAAATGCTTTTAAAGCATCGATTCAAATACTTTAGCTGCATCTGACATTTTGCCAGACTTAGCTAATCTCTGACGGAGCTTTTTAGTTTTATTAGGAGTTACAGGAACATTTGAGTTGCCTGGTCTGGCTACTTTAGCTTTGGTTGCAACTACAGGTTTTTTCTTAACACTCTCTTGCGTTTTATCATGTAGCATTGCTTTTCTAATTGCCAAAACAGCTCTGTGATCGTAAATTTGATTTAACTCTTGTTCAGAGAAACCAAGTTCAGTAATCGCATACTGTTTTAGTTCTGCTCTTCCGCTGGCTGCTTTTTTAGAGTCTTGCCATTCTGGAATCGCACTTACTAAAAGCTGTGCTTCATTTTGCACTTGAGCTTGTAAATTCTGCATTTGCTCTTGTTGACTTTGTTGCAACATTCTTTGTTGCTCCGCTAACACCGCATCTTGTTTTTTCTTGTTTTCTTCCCAAGAAGCTCGTTGCGAGTTATAACCAACAGGATCGTTTTCCGCTAAAGATACCCAATCAGGTTCATTTTGCATACCAGCGTCTAACTGGTTGCGCATTTGATCTAGTAACTGCGTATAAATTGCACGCTCCTCTCGGACTGCATTAAATTCGGTTTCAGCTTGTTTTCGCTGATTAGCCAATTCTTGCGTTTTCCGAGTGTAATCAGATTGCCTACTGTATCCGCTTTTCAGTTCATCGAGCGTGACCTCTTGTTCTACCCCATCAACATTTATAGTGTAAATGGAGGGTTGCTCTTGACCTTCTTCTTCTACTTGGTTAGCTTCTAATTCTTCTTCGAGTTCATCATCGTATTCTTCATCTTCAAACTCTTCTGCTTCTTCTACTTCTTCAGTAGCTTCTGCTTCAAGTTCTTCAGGTGCTTCTTCAACAACTTGCTCTTCTTGTGCTTCGATGCTTTCTTGAGATTCTTCTTCTTGAGTCAATAAGGCTTCGATAGCTTCTTTGCCATTATCTAAACTGGAGTTAAAACCAGTCGCATTTGCGGGATTGGTACTCATAGTAATTTCCAATAATTAAACTAAGTTTATATTGTAAAGGTTTATAAAGCCTTTATGCAATATTTTGTTTGATTTTGACAATCTGATTTTTCTTTATAGTGCCATTCTCTACCACTATTCTTAATTGCCTTTCAAATTCTGGTATTAACTTCATTGCCATCCACAGTCTTTCACGCTCTTCATGTTCATCGTGTTTTGTGATGGCCCAAAGGTTTTTGTATTGTTCTTCCAACATAACTATCGCATCTTGAAATATTTCATTATCAAGAATATCTTGAGCGATACGACCTCTCTCTATGTCTTTTTTATTGTCTGCCATTAGTCAAATCTACTGCTTGCAAAATAAGCATCTCTTCTAGCTAATCTTTCTGGATCATTATAATCATACGTTGGTATGTTTATTGGTGCAGTATCAGCTTTTACAACAGGTAATTGTTCAACAACTGGAAAATCTAATTGAGGATTAGCATCTAATAATGAAACTATAGGACTTTGTATTTGAGGAACAGCTGGAACACTTGGAGTTTCATTTAATAAACCAAGATTATTTATAATGTCTTGTAAAGCGTTCATATCTACATTTGGTATTTGTGTAATTATACTTGTATCAGCTAAAGGCATTGGTTCTGGTGCTTCAGGAATAATACTTATATTATCAAACAATGATGCACCTAATGATGGAGGTGATATTTCAGGAAGCATATTAGTACCTGTAATTCCTAAGTCTGCTCCCGTTATAGGTATAGATCTTTCATTAACCATTTCTAATATAGGATCTTGATAAACAGGTAAATTATCTACAGCACTAGCCACTACTTCTGAAGGTGCTACTGGAAAATCTACTTGTGGATTTGGCGTTCCTAACAAGCCACTAAAATCAATATCGTTTAAATAAGATAAATCTAAACTTCCTAAAGGGGATATAGTTTGCGGTCTTACTTCTGGAATTTGCTCAATTTTTTCTACTGTAACACCAGGAGGTGCGTAAGGCATTTGATTAGGAATTGGATCGTAAGCTCCTTCACCTGTGCCTAAATTTAAGATTGGTGCTGGGCCTTCATAAAATGTTTCTTGTGGTATAGATGGAAAAGCAATCCTACTTGCTCCTGGTGCTGTGTAACCCATTGGCTGATCCATGCTGTAAGACATTCCTGGTGCAGTCATACTAGGTACATTTTCTCCACCAGCTATAGAACGTGCATAGTTCAATCCACTTAATATACCACCGCCAACGCTAGTACCGTCATTACCAACAGGAGATCCAAAACTTCCACCCATTTCATAAAATTTATTTCTGGCGTTGTTTCTATTTGTTGGATTAATGTAAGTGTAAGGTTTAACTGAATCAGGAACTCTACTCCATCCTTCTGTAGTGCTTCCCGTTGTTTCGGTTACTGGATCAAACCAGTAAAAGTTCATTGAATCAATGTATTCACCGCCTAACGCTCTACTGCCTATATCACTTTGAGCGTATGGATCGTATGCTGTTTCTGCCATTATTTAACCTCGAATAATTTGTCTATTTTTTGTTCCATTTTATCTAAAACTTCTAAAACTCTAGCTATATCCATTTGTTGTTGTGATTTAGTCACATACAAAGTCGGTATTTCTTCTCTGGTTTTGTTTAATAAAATGTTCACTCTTTTTATCTCATTTGCGTTTGTGCGTATGTTATACATTAGAGGAGCAACCACTAATGTTAAAAGTACATTCCAAAACAATAGCGGGCTGACATCCATTTTTTAATAACTCCACAAATGAGGGCGAGGTCTATTCTCTTCTGGTTCTGATATGTCCAAATGTATAAAACGCCCATTGCCCTTTTGATTAATTCCTATGCCTGGCAAATTCCTTTGCATGGCTAATTTTAATATTATATACGCTTTTTCGTGTGATGCGCCAATATCAACCGCTAGACCTGAAGTATGCACACCAGGATTTGTTTTTTTCTTTTCTATTGGATGTTCAGGACATCTATATCCAGATGTAATAATAAAAGGAAAGTCTGCTTCCTCTCTTATTCTTTGAACCACATCAACTATCCTTTCATCTATGCCATGCTTGCCACAATGCTGACAAGCAAACTCTTTTTCAGAAAAGTTAGAATATTTATTCCAGTCTATGACTTCCATAAATTTACAAAATCAATAACTTTTTTTACTTTATCTGATTGTTTACGATCTATAACAATACCTACTGCTACACCGATTAAAAATATAATTAAATATTCCATTTTAACTCCTATGAATCATCGCTAGTGTGCGATGCACCAAAATAAAAACTGATAATGGCTGATGCCAAACCACCTAAGTAGCCGAGAACTAAATTGACCAAAGCCTCTGAGTTGGCTTCTGGGGGCATGAGGGTGATAAGAAATATATACCCTAAAAATCCACCTAATGTAGCAATACCAATAATTCTAGCTGTCCAATCTTTAGAAAACGTAGATCTGGCATTTTGTGTATCTTGTACTTCTAGTTTAAAAACATCTACTTCTAACTCTTTCATCTGAAGTTCAAACGCTTGTTCAGCTTTTTTAAGTTCAAGCATTTGTTCTGGCGTAGCATTGTTTATAGCTTTTTGTATTTCTTTGGGTTCATTTTTACACCCCAATACATCTGCAATCATGTTTGCAGCCATACCACCCATAGGCCCACCTAACGCTGTGCCTAGTGTAGGAGCTACCGATCCTACTAAATTTTTAAGTAATGCTTTCATATCAATTATCCCAAGTATAAATATTAAGAGGTTCTTTTTTGCCTTTAACTTTCATCGGCTGAAGTGATTTTAACCTATATTCTGATTTTATTGCAGTATTGTGACCAATTAATACATCTACTCCAGCTTCTTTAGTTCCAGATTCAAGTCTGGCTGCTACGTTACATGGATCACCAATAAGACTAAATGCAAATCTATCTGTTGCCCCAAAGTTACCAGCTATACAAACACCTGAGTTTACACCTATGCCAATAGCTATTTCAGGTATGCCTTCTTCAACAAACTTTTGATTAAGTTCTTTTATATTGTTTTGTATTTCTTGAGCAGCTGCTAATGCAAGATTATGATGATCTGGTTGAGGTATTATTGTATTAAAATGAAACATTCCAGCATCGCCAATAAATTTATCCGTAACGCCTGAGAATTTATTTACAGCCTTTACTTGTACGTCTAGTACAGAATTCATTATGTAAGTAACCATTTCTGGCTCTACTGATTCTGACAAACTTGTGAACCCCCTTAAATCTGTAAAGATGATTGAGCAATCAACTCTTTTACCATTGACCTGACAAAGTTCTGGGTTAGCTTGCAACTTTTTCACCATACGTATATCTAAATACTTACCAAACTGTTGTTTTATAAGTTGTCTAAGTTTGTATTGTTCTCTAAACCTTAAATAGAAAGCTGTAGTAGCTGTTATAAATTGTGATATTAGTGTCCAGGTAACATCAATTAAAATACCTTGTTGCGCTGTCCAATAGCCATAAATCCCTGTAGAAGCCATTATTATAAAAACGCTAGATATACCTAAAGTAATTCCAAGAAGGTTTAACACCACCCATATAAGGGTAATAGAAATAGACAATAATAATAACTCTACTGCCAAAGCATAATCAGGTATGTATGGACTGTCCTGTATTAATATTGATTCTGCAAGAGCAGCTTGTATCTTGTGTGGTTCAAGTAAACCATCTGGTGTAGAGATTTGTGGCATAACACCATTCGCTGTAACCCCAACAATAACAAATTTATCTTTTACATTCATTTCTTGTAACGTGGTGGAAGGGGTATTCACGAAACTTATCCACTTACGCCCTAAACTGTCTGTTTTAACCTTTGGAAGCCCTTTTACCTGTATTTCTTGTATACCATTATCATTCGTATTTATAATGTAGGTATCAGCACCAGCTAATACCTTTAATATTTGTGT